ACTTGTTACGCGCAAACGGCGGCGTCGGCGGCGGCGGCGGCACGACAACGACAAACGCTACGGGCTTTGGCGCGGTAGGACTTACCGCTACTGGCGGACATGGAGGCTCAGCCGCAGCAAACGGCGGCGGCGTTGGCGGTATTCCCAACAGTGTGACGTACACCAGTATGGGCGGTGCGGCCGGCGGCGGTATATCAGCTTCCGACGTGCGCTACGACGGCGGCAACGGCCGCGTGTACTCCGATATTTCCATGGCGTTTTTGCAGACGCTGGCTACGTCGCTTGGCGGCGTCGGTGCCGGAGCCAACGGCGCAAACGGTGCGGCCGCAGATACCGTGTTCATCGCCATGGGCGGCGGCGGCGGTGCTGCGTCCATTACGGGCAACGCCGGCAACGGCGGCAACGGCGGTGGATACGGAGCCGGCGGCGGCGGCGGCGGAGCGGCGTTGAACGGCGTAGGTAACAGCGGCGCAGGCGGCAACGGGTCGCCTGGCTACTGCGTAGTAATTTCTCACGGGTGACTATATGACAAAACGTATTCAAACACAAAATGCAGTGACACGCCGCTTTGAAGCGGTGTCACCGACTACAACAATCAAATGGGATCCTGCTACAGGAGCCGGGTCTGTCGTGTTCGAAGTGTGGGACATGGTGTACGAAAACGACGTCTACGTCGGCATGGTTCGTAACGCTACGGTTCCCAGTATTGAAGCAACTATTGAAGACCTAGCGGCCCGAACCGCCGCCGTCGATCTTGGCGCCGGCCCTGTCGCGCTGCCTGTGCTGATTGTCTCGCCAGTGCTTAAAGCGCTTTTTGACGCGCTGTACAACGAAGCGGCTGCGCCGCCGCCGCCAGCAAACAGAAAACGCCACCCGTCAGAAGACCTGCCTGCACCACAACCCCCGGAGGAACCATGATTACCAGTGCTCAAGCTCTTGCCCGTTTTGGCGACCCGCGTAAAAACGAACGCCTGCACATGACGCTCTGGGACGTACCGTCGGTACTTGAAATCGGCGTCATTCCAAAGCGGCTGTACTGCAACACGCAGATGGTCATTCCGCTAGGCAAAGCATTCCGCAATTTAGTCGACCGCGGCTTGGCGGACAACCTGAAAACCTGGGACGGATGTTTCAATATTCGCCCGATGAAAGGCACTCGCAGCACGCCGTCGTTGCACTCGTGGGGCATCGCTATCGATGTCGACGCGGCGTGGAACGGTTTTCGCAAACCGGTAACCATGGACCCGGCTATCGCAAAATGCTTCAAAGATGCCGGTTTTGATTGGGGCGGTGACTGGAACCCCAAAGACGGCATGCACTTCCAGTTGGCGCGCATATGATCGGCGAAACGGCCATTGTTGTTGTGTTGGTCGGCTTGGTGTTTGGGTTTTTCTACTGGTACACCGACCCCCGCGAAAAATAAAGCCTTGAAAATGCCCCGCTTTTGGGGCGTTTTCGTGTATCGTTTTCCCATTGGAGGTGTCGCATGGCCGTAGCTAAACTCAAAGCGCGCGTAAAAGGCCCGCCCGGCACTTGGCAGCTGGCGGTCCGCATGTTCAAAAAAAGCCGTACGGCTTTTGTGGCTGGCGTTATTTCACTCGGCGCGGTTGTTCAAGACCATTTCAGCTTGATAAAAGACTACGTTCCGGAAGACAAACAAGTATGGGTGTATGTAGGCGGCATAGGCACTATTGCTTTTGCGCGCTTTACGTCTATGTGGGAACGCGCTATGAACGAGATCATAGCCGAAGACGCAGCAACTTCTGACCAGGAGACATCCTGATGCCTATTTGGTACATGCGTCCGATCGTCATACTGTCTATTGCGCTGGGGCTGTCGCTGCTGATCAATGTCGCGTTTTTGTATTTCACCGGCCGCGCGGCCGGCAAAAACAGCAATCAGGCCCAGATCGAGTCGTTGCAGGCGTCGCTGGCCGCCGTCAACATGTCGCAGGCGGTCAGCAAAGCTTTGGCCGAGCGCGCTGAAAGCGACCGTAAAGCGGAGATCGACGCGCTTGATCGCATCGTCGAAAACGCCAAAGAGACCCGGATAATCTATCGGACGGCGGTCAAGAACGCGCCGATTGATGGCGCAAACTGCGCCCCCGGTGCAGAACGGCAGGCAGCCGTGAATAAAACGCTCGGCCCTGCGGAGGACAAGCTATGAAGCTTTGGACGCTTTTTTTGCTCGTCTTTCTGTTCGGCTGCGGCAAGGAGTACGTACGCCCGGAACCGGTCAACGCCAATTGCTCGAGCAAATGCTTTGAACCGTGCGTAAAGGAAGACGGTGACACCGGCCTGCAATGGACAGCCGATCCCAACGACGCAAGCGCGTGGGACGCAATGTACGACGAGGTGACCAATCCGCTTGCGCAAATGCTACGGACTTGCGAAGTCCGGCGAAGGAGCTGCGTGACATGCCTACAGAATTTGAAAGACGAAAAGGTGATCCAGTGATAGAACCTAACGATTTGTCTGCGCTGGTGCATCGCGTTGCCGGGCTTGAGCAAGCGTACATATCTGTCACTGAGACAAACAAGGAAATCAACGAAAGTTTGAAAAGCCTTGTTCGCCTGGAAGAAAAGCACACCGCGGTCAACGATCGACTGACGCTGGCGATAGCCACGTTGGCGTCTGTCGACAAGCGGCTGCAGGCAATGGAAAACCGCCGTGACTTTTGGGACCGCAGCGCCAATGCCATTTGGGCCGGTTTAGTCGGCATCGCCATACTGGCCGGCGTGTACGTGTGGAACACGACGCAGGTCATTAACGCGCAGCGCCAGGCGCTCGACCAATACCGTACCCAGCTCATTCAGGGGCAGGTTCCGCGGTGAATGCGCTATCGGCCGAATCGTTGTCGACGCTGACCGACGTCGAAGCAAACTTCGTCTACAACGCCGAAGTGCTGATGCTGCCGGCGCGCAAAGCAGCCGAAATGGCCGGGCTGCCGTTCAGCCAGATTTACGCCGACCATATTAAGCAGGCCCGCGAGCTGGTCAAATCCGAAGTGAACCAGGCCATCAACCTGACAAAAGCCGACGTCGCGCAGGGTATTTACGACGCCATCGGCCGCGCCAAGATCATTGGCGAACCTATGACAGAAATTGTTGGCTGGCGCGACTTGGCAAAACTGCTAGGCCACGATACCCCGGCCAAAGTCGACATCAACATCACGGCGTCGATCGACGTAGTGCGCAGCCAGCTTCGGCAGCTGCCGGATCACGAGCTGTCCGAGTTGGCCGGTGCAAACGGCATAATCGACGCCGAGTTCTACATGGTGCGCGATGGCAAAGCGTAAAGCCGCTGCAAAACCCTACATACATCCGATCACGGAGCCGCTGCTGTCGGTACCTTGCCGGTCCTGCGGCCAGGATCGAGAGCTGGCCGATTTCCGGTTGTACAAGCCGGGTACGCCGCCGCAGTACATGGACTTCTGCGCGTTCTGCGAAAAAGCGTACGGCACGGTAACGCTGTACCGGCGTTACAACGCGTACGGCACCGACGCCATTATCCGCGACGTGTTTGCCGCTAACCGCACTCCGGTCAACCACCGCACGGCTGAGCAGAAGCGCCTGCTGGTCGAACCGGTCGAATCGGACATCCCGGAAACCCGCGAGCGGGCGATTGCCAAAGAGCTCGCCCGGCGCGAGCTGGCGCGCCGCCGGCTGGTGTTCTTCACCACGACATTCAAACCCGGCTACATGGCCGGCTGGGTGCACCATGACATTTGCCGCCGGCTCGAGCGATTTGTAAAACAGGTCGAAGCCGGCGAGTCGCCGCGCCTGATTCTCTGCCTTCCGCCGCGGGTTGGAAAATCGGAGTTGGCGTCTGATCAGTTTCCGTCATGGGTGCTGGGCAACCACCCGGACTGGCCGATCATTGCGACCAGTTACGCGCAGTCACTGCCGCTTGGTTTCAGCCGGAACATCCGTACCCGGCTCCGTGACCCGGAGTACAGCGCCATTTTCCCGCAGACTTCGCTGGCCCCGGACAGTCAGGGCATTGAAGCCTGGAAAACCACGAAAGACGGTGGCTACATTGCGGCCGGCATCGGCACCGGCATCACCGGTAAGGGCGGCAAGATTCTGATATGCGACGACCCGGTAAAGGACCAGGAAGCCGCTGACTCCGCGCTTATTCTGGAAAACACCTACAACTGGTACCAGTCGACGTTCCGCACGCGTCTTGCGCCTGGCGGCGGTATTCTGCTTATTCAGACCCGCTGGAAGTTCAATGACTTGGCTGGCCGGTTGCTTGAAGACGACGAAACGCTGCGCAAAGCCGGCGTGCCCGAGTACGAGCGCGAGAACTGGGAGCTGGTCGAATACCCGGCGCTGGCGGAATCCAACGAATACCTGCTCAACGACGGCAGCATTTTGCAGGGCGAACCGTACGACGAAAGTACGATTTCCCGGAAACTGCGCGCCAAAGGCGAAGCGCTGCACCCGGAGCGGTATTCGACGCAGGATATGAAACGGCTGCGGAACGTGCTGCCGAGTTCAGTCTGGAGCGCGCTGTACCAGCAAAAGCCGACCCCGGACGAAGGCGACTTCTTCAAGCGCGACGACTTTCTGTACCGCTGGCTCGATCCGGCGTACCGGAATTACTGCCGGGTGTTCGTGTGCGTGGATTACGCCATCGGCAAAAAAGAACGCAACGATTTCACCGTCGCCGGCGTCTTTGCCTTGGACTCCAGCAACAACCTGTACGTGCTGGAAATCCGGCGCGGCAGGTGGGGCACTTTTGACATCGTGGCAAACGTGGTCGCGCTGGTGCTGAAACACAAACCGGAGGTGTACGCCGGCGAGCGCGGATCGATCCACGCGGCTGTTTGGCCGCTGATCGAGCAGGAACTGCAGAAGCAAAACACGTTCCTGTCGGTCGACGAAACGCTAGTGCCGATCCAGGACAAACAAACCCGCGCGCGGCCGCTGCAAGGGCGCATGCAGCAGAAGAAATTTATTTTCTCCTTTGACGACGCCACAAAGCCGGAAATCTATGATATATCTGAGCGCGAACTGCTACAATTCCCCAATGGCGCGCACGACGATATTGTTGACTGCTTGTCTTGGGGGGCGCGCTTGGCGCTTAATTTGCCGCTGCCGACCGACCACCGGCCGGTGCGCAAAATAGAGCGCTGGCAAGACAAGCTCAAGGCCCAGACGCGTGAAAAACGATCTTTTATGGAAGCGTAAATATGGCAACCGACATCGACACCACCCGTACGGCGTACGAAAACTACAGGTTTTGCTACGACAACGGTCACAAGCAGTGGTTGTCGACCGCGAAAGAATGCTTTGACTTCCGTACCGGGCAACAATGGGACCCTCTCGTCAAGCAACGTTTGCAGAACGCCGGCCGTCCGGCACTGACGTTGGACATGATCAGCCCCATGATGCGCGCGATTTTGGGCGTGCAGCAAGCGTTAAAAAACGACGTCCGCTTCATACCGATAGCCGACGCGTCGATCGAAGATGCGTACATCCGGGATTTGCTGTGGATGCACGCGCAGCAACAGAACGATTTTGATTTCCGTGAAGCCGCGCTGTTTGACAAGGGCATCACCATGGGGCGTGCGTTCCTTGACGTGCGCTGCGAGTTTGACGACAACATGCAGGGCAACGTGACTATTCGCGGCCGGCGCAGCCAAGACGTCATTCTCGACCCGTCCATCGAAGAATACGACCCGGACACCTGGCCGCAGGTGTGGCAGCGCCGGTGGGCGAGCTACAACGACATCCGCGCCAAATGGGGCGAAGAAAAAGCACGCGCCATCGGCATCGCGCCTATACCGCAGTACTACGACTACGAAGACAGCTTCATGGCGCAGCAAATGGGGCGCCAGCCGTATTACTACTGGGCGGATATCAACCCCGGGCCAAACGCGCGCGGCCACTTAGTGCTCGACCGCCAGTTCTCTGTGCTCAAGATGAAAGAGCTGTTCATCGATCTGCGCACCGGCGACGTGTCGGAAATCCCGGAAACTTGGGACCGTAACCGCATCGCCAATGTATTGTCCACTGTCGACGGACTCAGCACGGTCAAGCGCGAAGTCAAAACGATCCGTTGGGAAGTCACTTGCAACGACGTCGTGCTGCACGCCGCAGACAGCCCTTACAAATGGTTCACTACCGTACCGTATTTCCCGACATTCATCGACGGTGTCACGCTCGGCGGAGTCGAAGCAATGCTTGACCCGCAGCGCATGTTCAACAAAATCACTAGCCAAGAGCTACACATCATCAACACCACTGCCAACAGCGGTTTTAAAGTCAAACGCGGCGCGTTGCAGAACATGACAGTGCAGCAGCTGGAAGACCGCGGTTCAGCTGACGGCTTGGTGCTTGAACTGGATGACATAGGCAACGTCGAAAAGCTGCTGCCAAATCAAACTCCGCAGGGGCACGACCGCTTGTCGTTCAAGGCGTCCGATATTCTGCGTACCGTTAGCGGTGTGTCCGACATCGGCCGCGGCATGGCAGCCGACACAGCTTCCGGTAAAGCCACGATGGCCGCGCAAGCCGCGCAGGAAATCAACTTTGCGTCGTGGCTGGCGAACTTGCACTACACCAAAAAGCTCGTCGCCATGCGCGCGCTTGACTGTTTCCAGTCGCACTACACGGAAGACCGCATTTTTCTGATCAACCAAGGCTCGGCCATGTCTCCGGACGTAAAACCGGTGCAGATCAACCATCAGTCCGAAAAAGGCGCGGTGTTGAACGACGTAACCCGCGGCAAATACACCACGGCGCTTATCCCGTCGCCGTCGCGCACCAGCATGAGCGAAGAAGACTTCAAGCTGATGCTGGAGCTGCGCAATTTGGGCATCGGCATTCCCGACCAAATGCTTATCGAGCTGTCGCCGGCAAACAACAAAATGCAGATTCTCAAGCAGCTGGTCGGCGACTCCAACGAAGCCGCACAGAAAGCGGCCGAAGAAGAAGCCGCCAACGCCGCCGCCGGCCGCGCGCTGCAGCAGGCTCAAACCGAGAAAGAACTGGCGGCCGGCAAACTCAACTCGGCCCGCGCCGATAAGTTTGCGGTCGAAGCGGCGTCCGACCCGGATGCCAGCTACGAACGGGTCGAAAACGCCCGCATTCAAGGCGAGCAAGAACTGGAACGCCAGCGCCTTGCGCTGCAAAAGCAGGCGCAAGACGACGATTACGAAATCTCTAAAGAAGACCTGGAGATTAAACGCATAGCGGCGCAAACGCGCAAGGCGACCGCTGAACAACCTAAAGCGCGCCCCAAAAAAGGAATAAAACGATGACCTACAACATGCATGATCCCGACGACAACGGCCCAGGCGACGACGACAACATCGACCGCGGCGACGACTTTGTGCCTACGGGCGATGACGCCGGCGACAAAGGTGCGGCCGAAGGCGACGCTGGCGACGCGGGCGACGCGGGCGACGCGGGCGACGCGGGCGACGACGCCGGCGACAAAGGCGGCGAGCAGGGCGATGATAAAGGCCCGATACCGTACGACCGTTTCAAAAAAGAAGTCGAAAAGGCCCGCGTCCAGCGCGAACGCATTGCGGAACTGGAAGCGGCTTTGGCGGCAGGCAAAGAACCGCCGGCGCCGGCCGCAGACGGCGAGCAGGATCTGGAAGCCCAGCTTGAAGCCAAAATGCTGAAAGAAGACGCCAAACGCATTGCCACGGAGTCGGTTGCCGTCGATAAAACGACTGCCCGGTACAACGCGGTGGCTATGTTCCTGGAAGAAAAGCACCCGGCTTTCAACGTCAACAGCCCGGAGTTTGACGAAGATCTGGCAAACGAGCTTAATTTCATGGTGGATTCGTTTGAAAAAAACGGCGCCAATCCGGTAGCGGCTTTGCGCCGTGCGGCCGCGTTGCTGGTTCCCGGCATTTTTGACGAAAAAGCCGCCGACAAACAGGTCGAGCCGCCCCCGGCCAAACCGGCGCGTAACCTGAAAAGCGCCGTTGACGCCGCCGGCCGGCAGCCGCCAAACCTGGGCAATCGTGCCCCGGCACCGGACGACGGTACGATTCGGGTAGCGGCGCTGTCGGAAGAAGAATACGACAAACTGCCCGAGTCGAAAAAAGCCCAGTTGCGCGGCGATATGCTGGTCTAAAAATAATTGTGAAAAAGCGCTTGCATATTGCAAGCGCTTGTTTTATCGTTAGAGCCATCGATTGACCTGCACGAAACGCAGGCCTGTTCCGTATAGCAGATCTAATATACGTACCGTCGCTGGTAATCTCTGGGCGATACGCGGAGATAGAAAAACGTTTTATTCCCCCTTTTCTATTTTTGGAGAAATACCATGGCATCGACTAACTTTGCTGCCCTTACCACCGAACAGCTGACCGTATGGTCACGCGATTTCTGGAAGGAAGCCCGTAACAAAACCTTCATCATGTCCCATGCGGGCACCGATTCCAATTCCATGGTTCAGCGTATTACCGAGCTGAAAGACACCATGGACGGCGCGCGCTGTGTGATCACGCTGGTCAACGACTCCGTCGGCGACGGTGTGGTCGGTGACAACACCCTGGTCAACAACGAAGAAGCGCTGCGTTCGACCGACGCGGTAATCACCGTCGACCAGTGGCGGCATGCCCACAAGTCCGGCGGCCGCATGGCCGAGCAACGCTCCGTCGTGAACTTCCGCAAGGAAGCCAAAGACAAGCTGACCTACGCCTGCTCCCGCGTGATGGACGAACTGGCTTTCCTGACCCTGTCCGGCGTCAGTTACGCGTTCAAACCGAACGGTGCCCCCCGCGTCGGCTCGCAGCTCCCGCTGCTGGCATACGCGTCGCAGGTCACCGCGCCGAGCTCCTTGCGCCATGTGCGCTGGGTCAACTCGACCAAAACGCTGGCTACCGGCGATACCACGCAAATCGCTGCGGCCGACAAGCCGTCGTGGGAAATGCTGGTCGACCTGAAAGCCCGCGCAGTCAACTCGTACTTGCGTCCGTTGCGTTCCGAAGACGGCGTTGAAGTCTACAACGTGTTCATGTGCCCGGATGGCATCGCCGCGTTGAAGAAAGATCCGAACTTCCTGGCCGCATGGCAGCATGCTCAGAAGCGCGGTGAAAGCAATCCGCTGTTCGCCGGTACCAAGCACGGCGGCAAAGCCGGTATCTACATCGACGGTCTGAACATCCTGGAATACCGCAACGTCTACAACACCCGTGGCGCCGCTCCTGGCTCCAAATGGGGTGCAGGCAGCGCGATTGACGGCCAGCGCGTCATTCTGGCCGGTGCGCAAGCGCTCGCTTTTGCCGACATCGGTGATGCGACCTGGGAAGAAGAACCCGGTGATTACAAAAACACCATGGGTATCGGCGTGGGCAAGATTTTTGGCCTGCTCAAACCGAACCTGTTTTCCACCACCGCCGGCTCAAAACAAGACTTTGGCGTCTTGGTTTGCGACACCGCTATCTAAGGAGAGACTGCTATGCCCGTCACCAAAGTCAATTCGCGCCAAACTTCCCTCCACGCCATCGCCGATTTGAGCATCGCCAACATCGGCGCGGGCAACGAGATCACTTTCAACCTGCCGCCGCGTTCCATGCTGCTCAACGTGTTCGTTGACACCGTGACCGCGTTCAACGGCACCACCAACACCGTCACTGTCGGCGACGGCACCACGACCTTTGCTTCGGCCGTGGATGTCAAAACCACCGGCCGTGAAACGGTTGCCAACGTCGGCAAGTACTACCCGGCGGCTGCGACCATCACGTGCTCGGCTGCGCAGACCGGTGCCGCTACTGTCGGTCAAACTGTCGTCGTCGCTGAGTACGTCGTCATGGACCGCGAAACCGAGCTGCACTACGGCTAAGTTTTGGGGCGCAGCGATTCTTTTATGCTGCTTCGTTGCGCCGCACACACTCTTGGGTGTGCGGCGCTTTTTTATAATAAACAAGAGACCCTACCCCCAACAGAACCTGGAGTACATTTATGGCTAAGAAATCGATGGTAACCGTTATTTCGCTGCGCAATTTCATGCTCAGCAGCACGACCGGGCACACTGCCCAGATCGAAGCAAACGTGCCGTGCGAAATCCCCGAGATCCTCGTTCCGGACGCCATGGCGGCCGGCTGCGTGCTGCATGACCCGAACGATGCTCCGCGCTTCGACAACGTCAACAAACCGGTTATCGGCTTTGGCGCGGACATGCGCAAGTCGCTGCTGTATCTGGCGACTGACATCCTGGTCAAGCGCAACAACCCGCGTGATTTTGCCGGTGGCTCGCCCAGCCCGGAAG